GGACCAGGTTGGCCTCTTCAGCATCACCGAAGAAGTTCAACCAAGTCGCACTCACCAAGTGCGACCAATCCACGCTACGATAATAGTAGCGGCCCTTATCAAGATAATCCCAGTTCGGGGTAATCTTGAGCTTCGTTGTATAAAGAGGGCGGTCATTTCTAACCACAATCTTCATACCCCGGAGACTTCCCTGCAAAAAGCAAGCATACAGACCTTCATAGGAGAAGGCCCGTTTCTTGCCCTGCTTGGGTGCCTTGATCTTCGTATCTAAGATAGTCAGCCGAAGCGGAATGGATTCCCACTTACGGTAGACGTATGATCGATTTAATCGATCGTACTGCATCTTAGGGACTAGCTCAAGTGGTAAATGCACACCAGCAGTATCGTCTTCATGCATCGGTACATAGGACTTACGTACCGTAGCATACAATAAACGGATTGTTCTGCATAGTGGTATACCGTGCAGAACGCTCCACCTATTGAGACGATTAATCGCAGAGTACCGCGATGCCTGTGATCGGAGTGAACGAATGTACACTCCTCGTGTATTATGACCAGAAAAATAGTCATAACCACAGGACTCACGGAAGTTCCCTCGGTTGAAGGACTTACTATGGTTCACTCGGAAGCCTAAGAGCCCCAAGAGGTGGCACATCCTCTCGAACATATAGTTCGGAAGGATGATGTCATCCCCAAAGACTCCTAGGTTTGCTTGCGGACCCCTGAACCTTGGCTTAATGCCAAAAGTATTCAGGATAGTAAGTGCCGCACATGTAAAGATCAGTGTTTGTAATGGGAATGTAAACCCATTACCCATGGTCGATACCATATGCAAAGGAATTACCTGTCCACAATACTCCGTCGTCGAACTCCTGAGAAGGTTTACAAGACCTTCAAAGGGAGGGCAAATGCCCTTTATAAGAGACGGGTGTATTGTGTCAGAGGCACTCTCTAGATCGATCGTGCAAAATGATCCATCAAGAGAACCTCTAAAACACAGGTTCCGGTTCCAGTCGGGTTGGTCCGATAGGTCAATCTTATATTGACGCTTCAGTTCCTTCTCGATAAGGCGACCGAGTCCAAGCTGATAAAACATATTCAGCGAGGGTTCCGTGCATATTGTGCGAGAGACGTCCTTAGTCTTCGGTACGAAGCTGAGGAGATTTCCTTGCACCTTACTGGAGCCATACTTGGATTCCCGCATTGATTCAGCGGTTCCAAAGATGGGATTACCAACAAGGCAGGAGCGGTAGTGCTCCGGCAGAGTAGATGTGGTGTACGTAAGAGGCGAGTCGAAGTGCTTTGTATAAAAGTCACTCCCCCTTGCTCCTCGCGCCGCACCTGGACCCGCGCGACCTTGTAAAAAGGCCTCATCGATTGTCCAACAGCATCTACTAGAGTCAATCGCTCTATAGAAGAAGTTATGCAGTTCACCTCTAAAGGTGTTCCACAAAATTTCATCTAATGAAGTGTTTAACTCTACTTGAAAAGAAGCCATAAGCCCATTAAGGCGAATGAACTTCTCAAATGCTTTCGCATCTGTTACGCTCTGAGGGATATCGTCCGTGAATTTCTTCAAGAACGAATCTTTAAGAGCATGGCAAGCGAATGCAGTAGGCGAGTCATACGGATCACTCCGTAGACCCGTATCAAGATCTGCAAGCAAAGCCTGGTAAAGAACATGAGGCTGAATAGCCATCGTGACCTCCAGTGATACTCGTTAATATGAGAGCTGCCTTCAATCTGAACGCTGCACAAAATCTCCCGAAGGGGGATTATTGCACAGAATGTCAAGTTGAAGCTGACTCCGGAGGCGAGCTTCTCATTCTCAAACCATTCCTGGAAAGAGACTGAGAAGTATTCGCCAGTTACTGTATGCTTTAGGACCACGAGATCGGTGTGTCGATCGTAGCCCCACTCAGCATCTCCGTATCGGTCACAGTATTCCAGTAATGGAACGCTGCCCGGGTACGAAGGACTATGTGGCGCCATGATTTGCACGCCTAGTATCTTGTAGTCTTTTAAGCTCATGTAAGACGATCTCCGGGGACTAGAGAGTCCCAGTTATGGTGACGTCACCGATGTCGTTGCTGCTCTCATACAGAATACCGATATGACAAGATTGCATCGCTTTCACACTCAAGGGGTCTGCGGTGTCAGAGCCGGCCGGAATTTCAATTTCGCTACGAAAAATAGCGACATGAATCGGCTGGCCTGCTAACACCGAAACACCTTTGCGAGTAAGTGAACGGTAGATGTTTCTTGGCACACTCGTCACAATACCGGTCACGGGGTGCGGGTTACCAAGGACTCGCAGAGTCTTGGGCCTGAACATCGTGTGGGTAAAGGGCGAGCCCACTGAATGCGCAGCAACACCAGTTTGAGTTCCGCCAAGTGCGGAAACTGCGTACTGTTTTGCATTGATATCAGGGGGTGTATCACTGGTCAGAGTGTACGTCGGGCTGGTCAAACCAACCTCAACGGCTCCTGTCACAGGTGATGCAGGTGAAAAGGGCATATAATGCTCCATATGGTTACGGTATTAAGGGATACTCTGGTTAAAAGTTCCCTATGGACACGCTCGGTCTGTTTATCTCGGTGGTGTTTTTCTAGCAGCGACCAAAGCGGCGATATTAAGCCACTTAAGATCCATGCCAGGAATCTCCCATTGAAATGAAACAGTAGGAGCGCCAACAGACGAGTATCTGTTAACGTCTTTCCGATACGCGGTGGACGTCGATATTGCTGATGAAAAAGCTAGGAGTTTGGTCCCAGGGCCACCGAGGCTAGCAATGTTTTGGAAACTGCGATCTGAATACGCAGTAGTCGTAGACTTTGCAAGCTGTCTGGTAACCTTAGAGACCCAATTTAAATTCCCAGACGGGAATGTCCAAGCTTCGATTAAGTCGCCAATATTGGTGAAATAATCAATCAAGAAGGACCACGGGAGCAACTCCCATCCAGCCTGCGCAGCGTCTGGCAAAGTAAAGCCAAATAAACTCTGTGCGGGAGGACGGCCGTAGCTCTCGCTTACCTTAACTGTACCGTAATAACGTACAATGGCTTCAGTATAATAGGTCGTATATTCTCGACCCGATACACCGTAGCCATTAACGTTAACTGCGGTATGGGCGCCGGAAGTGTTTTGAGCTTCCTGGACACCAGAAGCAGTGATGAAGGCCCAAGGCCTTACCACGCCGCTGAGTCTATGGATTGCCTCAAGACCCTTCTCGACGTCCCCTATCAATGGCAGCCAACCAAAGACTGCTTCAAGATAGGTGTTACCGATGATACGTCTAATCTGTCGGTCCCGTTTACGGGAACCCTTGGGTAATCTCACGCCCTTCGAACGTTTCTTTACGTCCGAAATGAAGCGATCGATACCCTTACGAAGAGACTTCGCCGGATTCTTGATCATCTGTAACGCTTCCGTCACTTCGCCGAGGAAGGTCGCACCCTGAAAGGCGCGTAATTCTTTCCAGGCTTTTCGATAGAAGCGAACAGCAGCAGCAGTATCTGCTACACTGATACTCGGAAGACTACCAACTACAGGCACCACTGGTGCATAGTAGCTGTCGTATGCCACTCTCGCTTGTAGAAAAGGAGAATCTATAAGCATATGGTAGAGAACAGGGTTAATGGATACGTGCCTTTCCACAGCTGTCATAGCGGTGGTGGCATTTTCTCCAAAAGCTATCTGTCTCGCAAAGTACGGGTTACGATCACCGTTCCGTTCGCTGACTACAGAGCCAGCGGTACGTACGTGTTGATTCGTAATCAGAGCGACGTTTCCGTTATAGCTTGATGTGCGACGATAGTCGTACAAAAGCTTTTGCGGGCGTTCAATCTTTGTCTTTGTAACCATTTAAGGTAACCATAATGTGGCTCTCCAAGTTAGTATAACACGGTGAGGATTACTCCTCACGAGGATCAGGGTTGCTCTCGGCTATCACAGCTAAGAGGAGATCATTAAGGATCAGCCTGATACTCTTTTCATCGAAGGCTCGCAATCGCATGAAACCTTCGAACTGCTCCAGAATCTCGCGGACTACATCTGTCGCACCTGACCGATTAAAGTCAGATACGCCCGAGTCGCCCGTATCGATTATGGTAAGCGAGTCGATAATCTCACGCGTTATGAGCCCTTTGATGACACTAGTATAGTCTGTCTCCATAATGAAATACTCCTAGCTATGTTGATAGAACGAGGACCGCCCTGGT